ATCCCATCTTGCGTAATTAACGTACTTTATGACCTTGTCGTGGTCGTCTGTGTAGAAAAAACATGAACAATTATTAACCGTAAAGTCACTACTTATATTATCTGGTATCCAACCGTTGTATATTTCAACCTCTCCTTTATAAAGGAGATAGGACAATATGCTCGTATCGCTTAGTGATGTGAAAATTGAGTTCCCCCCAAAGGCACGTAACCCGTGATGGCCAAAACCTACTTCGGGCGTTGGCCATGCAATAATATGTACGTACGCCTCGGTAACAGTTGGGGTTCCCCAACTCATTACCGGCTTTCTGTCATCATTCAACCACGTCTTCAGTTTTGCTATCCCAGCAACCTCCCATTGGGAACGTCCCTGCGATTTTGAAACTTTATAGGTTAATTCACCGAGGGAATCCGTGATAAAGCAATAATCATAATCGGGAGGAATTGATGTAGGGCATACCCACTCGCTTGCATCCACTTCAGGTAAGTTACCCGACCAGACTATATAGGCAGGGCATGATAGACTATCAAAAATAAATTTTGTCCCGTCACCATTGTCAATTTTTAGTCCTTTTCGCATATATCAACCCCGTTAAACAATATTCTGGGTTTGTCTGGGGTACACCGATCGGCACACCCCATCAGATTAATCAAAAAGACCCAACTCAATAATAGCATTGCCTTCCGGGGAAAAAAGTTTGAACCCATCACCATTTAATGAAATCCTGTATCCGTTACGCCCTGAGTGCATTTCAAATCCAGCGGTTTTACTGATACGCCAGCCTTGCCTCCCCTGGATGAAGTCATTCGATTGAATGTCATTTCCAATCTTGGCATTATCGATAGAGCCATTCTGTATAAACGCAGTGTCCATAAACACCTGACCGTCCACAACTGCAAACGGTGAGTACTGCTTATCACCACTGCCACTCATCAATACAAACTGATTGGCGTTAAAGCCGATGCGCGTCATGATCGGCTTGCCACTTTCCGCCAGCACGGCGATTGACAGGCCAGCATTGTAAAAGTGACCGTTGACCTTCACCCCGGTATTCAAGGTATGAATGGCTGTCGCGCCTTCGGCATTGACCGTTGCTGTCAGCTTGTCTTCCAGGACGGCGGTAACATCGTTAATCTGTGCCTGGATCTGTGTGGTCATATCCGCCATCGCCCGATCCACCTCTGCTACCGTGGTTTTTACCGTGATGATATCGGCACGCACTTCACCGTAGTGCTTAAACTGGTGATCTACCGTCGCCGCGTTGGCCAGCGCAGTCTGCAACAGCGCATCCAGGTTTGTATTCATATCACCGGTCAAGCGTTCGCCGTCCTTCGCCTTGAGTACCTTATCCCCCAGCGCATCAAGATACTCCCCGGCAGCAGCGCTTGACCTCCCCATCACCCACTCAGTCCAGTCGCCCTGGTTGCCGGTGCGATCCTGCAGGCGGGCGCGATACCAGAACTCCTGCCCCGCTTTCAACCCGGTCATGGTGTACGTGTGCAACGGGTATGGCACATCCGCCAGCAACAGGGCGTTTTGGCCTGCGGCATTGTCTGCATAATGAATTTCGGTTTTCAGCGTGTCCTCTGCGCCGTCTGGAAACCCAAAATCGAGTTTTATTCCCCACAGCAGCGAAGATGCCTCGAGACCGACCGGCACCGGCGGCTTGCCCTCTTTCCCCTTCAGGGTGGTTTCCATCGACGTCGCCCAAATAGACGATACATCGCTGGCGTTGATGGCCCGCACGCGCACCCGATAGCGACCAGCATAAATCCCCGGCACTTCAAAGCCGAGCGCCGAGGTGCGCGGCACCGATACCCAGTTGCCATTATCCTTACGCCACTCGGCCTCGTACGCGATGGCGTTATCCACCGCCTCCCAGGCCGCGCGCATCGTCGTCATGGCGATACCCTGCCTCACCGAGGAGTAACGCTCAATCGTGATGTTTTTGGGTGTGGCCTGCACACCAGGCGGGATTACCGAGATTGGACGACTGTCAATGCGCGCTCCCGTATCGATCCGGGCATATTTGTCTGGATCATGCTCAGTGGCAGTGATCGTGAACGTGTTGTCGCCGTTGTCAGCAATACCGATCACCCGATAAAGCTGAACCGCGAGGTCATCCGCGTCGATTGACCAGGCTAATTCTGCTGCCGGGGGTTCACTGTAGGTCATCGTGACGGTAACAATCCGCTCATTCACTGCCTGCACGGTACGCGCCTGTGCTTTACCCGAGGGCAAATTGACCAACAACCGATCACCCGCTTTTGCCCCTGGCACTCTATCCAGCGTCAGCTTGCGGCCGTCTACTTCGCTGATGCGTCCCCCCATAGCCCGACCGGATACCCGCTGATCGGCAACACCAACGATATGCCCAGGCTGCGGGATCATGCCATCCAGCCCGACAGAGAAGGTTACCGTTCTGTCTTTGCTGTTGGTCAGCAATGCCCAGCGCCCCCGACGATTGGCTTCGCTCTGGCGTGTGCAGCCAATGGCCGTCAGTTCGGTCTGGTTAACCCCATAGCGACGAACCAACTCAGTATCAAACACCGCTTCAAGCGTATCGGCATAATGGTTGTCTGGATCAGACCAGCTGACCATCGCGGTGCTGTAGCGGGTGCGCTCGCTGGCGGACGAGTAGGTAAACTTGCCGTCGATGACGTTGGCGCGGGTATAGGTGAAATCCATATCGCGCGGCATATCCGCCAGGGCGACCATTTGGTTTTGTCCCCAATAGGTCATGCCACGGAAGATACCGGCCAAATCGCTCAGCACCGTCCAGGCCTCCTCTCGGGATTGAATGTAAACGTTGCAGGTAAAACGCGGCTCCCTGCCATCGCCGCCGCGCCCATCTGGCACCGGCTGATCGCAATACTGCGCGATGCGGTACAGTTCGGACTCGGATACCTGGGTTGAATCGATGCGATCGCCCAGGCCAAAGCGTTCGGATAAAATAAGGTCGTAGAACACCCAGGCCGGATTATCGCTGTAGGCCCACTTAAAGCCCCCTGTCCAAACGCCGGTATAACGGCGTGTTTCCGGGTCATAGTTGTCTGGCACGCGGATAACTCGTCCGCGCGGCGCACAACTGATCTTCGGGATATTCGGAAACTGTTTGGCGTCGAACTCAACGTACAGCAGCGCCGTATTCGGATAACGCAATTTGGCGTCGATAATTTCGGTCAGCGCCTCGATGTTCATGCGATCAGCAATCCGGGTGCTGTTAGCGTTAGGCGTCAACCGGCGAACGCGCAGCTGCCATCCCGTTGCCGCTTTCGGAAGATTAATCCGGTGAGAACGCTCATAAAGCGAGGTGGTTTTGTCGTCGATGGCTGCCGTTAACATTTCCTGATAGCTACCGCCATCAGTGGCCACATCAATGGCGTATTCGATGCGGTAGCCATTTACGTCCCCGTTGTCTTCCTGCTTTTGCAGCATGGGCCAGCCAACGCGCACACGCACAGCAGACAGTTGCAGGTTCGATACAGACCGCACCCACGGTGTGCCGCTTTTTAATTCTGTACCGATTGTGATCTCGTTTTCGACAGCAGGGATACCCTGAATGTAATCCTGTGCCTGCGTTCCTGGGCGAAACTCCCAGCGTGATCCGGGGAAATTTTCAGTGCCATCAGCGGCAATGATCGGGGTGCCATCAAGGAAAATGTGTTTGCCGTCCAATCCCCCCGCAAACTCACCTTCCCCCAACGCCAGCAGCATTTTAGCCCGTGCTATCGACTGGATGCTGCTGGGGGATTCTGCTGGCGTATGGCCCGCCTGATCACCGCCTTTCCGCCCACGGATAGTTTTCTGTGCCATATTTCGCCCATAAAAAAAGCCGCTATTGCGGCTGTCTGTTCACACGGATGGGGTTATTGCTGGTCTTCGGTATAGATGCCTGCCGAGATAACCGCGCCGCCGATCTCACGGGTACCGTACAGCACACCTACGGGATGACCCTGCGCGGTGGTGTTCACCGGGCCACCGAAGGCATAACTTGGTTTGGTGTCCTGATCCTGCCGCGTTCGCAAGCCCCCTATCTGTGGGGAAAGCATCTGGCACACCCCACCCAGCACCATAGAGGCACCCGCCATGGCCAAAGCACCACCGAAGGTGCCCGATGCACCAAAAGCCGCCCATCCTGCTGGCCCCGTCAGCATGGCGGCACCTATCAAGGCCGCGCCGAAAACGAGCTGGAACATGCCTGCACGTTTACTGCCAATCACTACCGGCAGCAGATGGATATCCTCAGTGCCTTTGGTGAGGTCTAAATCATCCTGCCCGACATTGCGTTTACCCACAAAAATGGAAAATGCCACCCCCCGCCTATGCGCTTCAAGCATGTAGCGCTCAAATCCCGGAAGGAGATTTTTCATTGCATCGATGGCTTTTGGCACAGTCAGTGCGCGGTAGGTGAATTCACGCCCAAAATGGTTGATCATGGGGCCGTGAAACCGGATGGTTCTCAGTGGCGCGTCAATGTATGCCATAATTTCTCCTCTCTAGCCAGTATCACATCAGTCCCTGGTGACGCAGTATCTTTACCGTTCTTTCCTTCCAGTAGCCACCGTAAGGCACCCGCTGGCTGAGCATGCCGTACAGATGATGTAACAGCATGCCGTCTTCGAGCAAAATACCGGCATGGTTGGCCACCGGCGCGGAAACCTGCATAATCACCATATCCCCCGGCATCGGTGGGCCGTCGAACTCCCGAAAGCCGCACTGATGCCAGTTGTCCATGTAGAGATTTTCGCCCCGTTCCCACCACGGATAATCTACCCGGTAATCCTGGAGCGCTATGCCGTGCTCCTGCCGGAAATAGCGCATGATTAATCCCCAGCAGTCGGTATGCCCCAGCACGAACTGGCGACCCACCAGCGGCAATTCGCCGCGTGGCATGATCGTTCGCAAGTCACCTTCCGGCCAACTGACGATCGCCCAAGGCAACTCCATCGCGTCACATTGCGCCCTATCCAGGTCACTCGGCTGTGTCGTAGCATCTGGGTGACTGTGCACAATCAGTGTGATCGTCCCCCACTCGGCAGCAGTCACATAATCCTCCGGCGACAGATGAAATTGTTCGGTGGGATTGTCCGCCAGGTTGCGGCAGGGAAAATAACGTTCAATGCGGGATTTCTGCGCCACGATGCCGCAGCATTCGCGCGGATACTCAGCCTCGGCGTGCGCCAAAATGGCCGCTAGGGTTTTCTCTTTCAAAACGACACCTACTGCTTAATCAGCGCTGCGCCGGGGAAGCCACCGAACGGTAAAGGCTCAGTCTCACCAAAACGTTTCTTACAGTCGCTCAATAGCCCACCACAGCGATCTTTACCCGGATCATCAACCGGATTTCCCTGGGCATCAAAGTAACGGGTGCCGGCATAATCGCAGCCGTTGCCGGTGCGGTAGCCACCACGGGCGCACCAGAGACACAGACTGTGGATTTGCCGGGTAGGGATGCGTAACCCCCGCAGATCTGCCGGACTGGACAACTCAAACTCCACCCTCTCATCGGTTTCTGTTGCCTTGCGGTCGACGAAGAACGTGTGCAGCTTTTCTTGCACCGGGTCAGCGGTTGGGTTCCCTTCTGGAAAATTTTGGGCATCAAGATAGTGAACCAGCGTATCGTGGATCCTCACCCTGGCCTGCACCATATCGTCAAACCGAAGGCAAAGCGCGGTGATTAACCCGTCAAGGTTGGCCACCGATAATTTCGGCTCGGTACTTTGACTGTCTGATGAGATATCCAGCCCTTCCACCGTGAACGGCCACGGGCCATATTCCTTGCCCTGCCACCAGATC